ATGCGCGAGTTTCTGGCGCGCAAGGGCAATCCGACAGAGCTGCAGACATGGGTAAACCAAACCCGTGGCGAGACATGGAAAGTTCGTGGCGACGCCCCGGAGTGGGAGCGGTTGTACGAGCGCACGCGCGGGGGTGCGTTCACCCCGAATGTCATCGCCGACTGGGTGACGATCATCACCTGCGGCGTCGACGTGCAGCGCAACCGCCTTGAGCTGGAGATCGTCGGCTGGGGCGAGGGCAAGCGCAGTCAGTCGATCGACTACCGCGTGATCATGGGCGACACCTCGAACCTGGCGGCCAGCGGGCCCTGGGAGGAGTTGCGCGCACTGATCCGTTCCGGGACATGGACGCATCCGAGCGGGGCCTTGATGCCGCTGAGCTGCACGGCGGTTGACTCGGGTGACCAGACGCAGACGGTTTACACGTTCTGCCGGGAGTTTTCGCAGCCGCAAGTGGTGCCCGTCAAGGGCATGGACAACATGACAGTGCTGGTCGGCATCCCGAAGCCGGCCGACATTTCGGCACGCGGTAAAACGATCAGGCGCGGCGTGATGGTGTGGCCCGTGGGGTCGTCACTGCTGAAGGATGAGCTGTATTCGGCGCTGAAGCTGCAGCGCCCTACCGCTGAGAGCGGGGATCCCTTGCCGCCGCTGTGGTGCGATTTCCCCGAATACGGGGAGGATTATTTCAAAGGCCTGTGCTCTGAGCAGCGCATGCCCAAGAAAAACAAGCGGGGCTACATATCGCAGGAGTGGGTCAAGGTCCACGAACGGAATGAGCCGCTGGATTGCCGCAACTACGCTCGCGCCGCGGCGGCAATCAAAGGCATGGATCGGTGGACGCCAGACGATTGGCGAGCGCTGCGGCAAATAGCGGGCCTCGATGGTCGCTCGGCCAATACGATGGACAAAAACACACAGCACGGCGTGACGTTTCGCAAGTCGGATTTCTGGAATAAATAATGGCCTACTCTCAAGCACAACTGGACAGCCTCCAGGAGTCGTACGCGCGCGGCGTTCTTGAAGCGACTTTGCCCGATGGGTCCAAGGTGCGCTATCGATCCCTGGATGAAATGGCCCGAATTATCAGCACGATACAGGGGCAGCTCACCGCTGCGACACACACGAATGTGGTGTATCCGTCGCACTCGCGGGGTTTTGAGTGAGCAAACCACCGATCACCGACCGCGTGCTTCTGGCGCTGGCTCCTGCGTGGGCCGCAAACCGTGCGCGCGGGCGTCGGGAGTACCTGCAGCACTCTGTTGCAACGGACCACCTGCGCAAGTACGAGGCCGCGAGTACTGGTCGGCGCACTGATGGGTGGAGACGTCCGAGCACTTCCGCTAATGCGGAGGTATTGATCAGTCGCGAACAGGTGCGCAACGGGGCCCGGCAATTGGTGCGGGACAACGCGCACGCGGCCAACGCAGTGAACGTGCTGGAAAGCAACGTCATCGGCACAGGCATTCACCCGGACATTGACGCGGGAACTGATGCCGTCACGCGGCGGCTGGAAGAGCTGTGGCAAGCGCACTGCGAAAAAGACACGAGCGGCGCGGAGGAAGTCGGCAATTTTTACGACCGGCAGAGCCTCGGCTTTCGGTCCATCGTGGAAAGCGGCTCAGTCATCCTGCGCAACCGCCGGCGCACAGATGGCGCGCTGCCGTATCGGGTGCAGCTGCTGGAGCCTGACTACCTGTCGCCGATGCACGATGGCACCCAGGGCGGCAATACGATCGTCGGGGGGAAAGAATACGACTCACGCGGCGAGCTGGTAGCGCTGCATCTGTACACGGTTCACCCCGGCGACACCTACACCTATTCGTTCGGTTTCGGCAAAACGGTGCGCGTGCTGGTGGATGAAATCAGCCACGCCTACCGGATGGACAGGCCTGGCCAGATCGATGGCGTGTCGTGGCTTGCCCCGGTGATGACCGCGATCCGCGACATGGGTGACACCCGGGATGCCTACCAGCTGCGGCAGAAAATCGCTGCGTGTTATGCGGTATTCGTCCACGAGGAGGAGCCTGGCGGGAACACCCCGCACCAGGGTCAACCCATCGCGGACCATATCGAACCTGGCCGGGTGGAGTCACTGCCCCCCGGCAAGAGCGTGACGTTCGCCAATCCGCCCGGCGTGGAGGGCATGTCTGATTTTGATCGCGACCAGTTGCTCACGATCGCGGCCGGCATGGGCATCCCGTATGAGGCGCTGACCGGTAACCTGGCTAACGTCAATTTTCTGTCAGGCCGCATGGGCTGGCTGGCGTTTTATCGCAACATCGACAAGTGGCGCTCGCGGATCGTTATACCGCGATTGTGCAATCCGGAAATCAGCTGGTTTTTGTATGCCGCGCAGCAGGTCGCCGGCATCAAATCGCCGGTGCGCGTCACCTGGACGGCGCCACACCGGGATCTGCTGGACCCGGTGAAAGAGATCAAGGCGCTGCGCGAGGAGATGCGCCTGGGCGCGCTCTCATACCCCGACATGGTGATGATGCGCGGTCGCGATCCGGCCAAGGTGCTGGACAGCTTTGAAAAATGGAACGAGAAAATCGCCAGTAAAAAGCTGGTGTTCGACTGGGACGCCACCAGGGTCAGCCTGGCCGGGAATGCAAACCCGCCTGAAAAAGATGATGAGGACAACGCATGACAATTGCAGCGAGAAAACCCGAAACGGTTGATATCCCGATGCTGGATATCCGGGCCGCTATTGAGCCTGCATCGCTGGATGTTGAGGCGCGGACGGTCACGTTCATCGCCAGCACTGGTGCGCGAGGCCTGCGCAGGAGCTGGCAGGGCGACTATTACGAGGAGCTGGACGTCTCCGACTCCTCCATTCGCATGGGCCGGCTGCAGAACGGCGCGCCGTTTCTGAATTCCCACGGCAGCTGGGATGTAAGCGACGTGCTCGGCGTGATCGTCAAGGCGTGGATCGAGAATGCGCTGTTGATGGTGACCGTCCAGTTCAGCAAGCGGGCCGATGTAGAGCCGATTTTCCAGGATATCCGCGACGGCATCCTGCGGCACGTGAGCATTGGCTACCGGGTTTACGAATATGTGGTCAGCGAGAAGCAGGGCGAGCTGGATGTGCGCCGCGCCGTTGACTGGGAGCCGATGGAAGTGTCCGTGGTTCCCATGGGTTTTGACGATGCGGCAGTGTCGCGCAACGCCACCAGGGAAGTATGTCAGGCAAAAATCACCCGGACCTCCGGGTCCACCACCACAGGAGAGTCAATCATGACTACCGAAACGCAGCACAACCATGCCCCGGAGGCAAACACTGATCCGGCAATTCAACCCCGAGGTGTTACCACCGAGGAAGCAACCCGCATCGCCAACGAAGCGGCACAGCGCGCCAACGAAGAGGCCACCCGCGCGGAGCGCACCCGCGCCTCGGAGATCCGCGAGGCCGTCCGGCATTCGCGCCTCGGCGAGGAAGTAGCAACGCGCCTGATCAACGAGGGCGTGGACATCAACGTGGCTCGCCAGCGCATTATCGAGGAGTGGGCTGCTCAGGAGCCGGGCGACACGCGCGGCATTCGTACTGGCACCGACCACGCAACGGTCGAGGCCATGCGCGATGGCGCCGTCAATGCGCTGCTCAATCGTTGCGATTCTCGCACCGAGGTAACGGAGCAGGGCAGGCACTTCCGCGGCATGACCTTGCTGCGCTTGTGCGAGGATCTGCTGGCACGCCAGGGCGTCAATGTGCGAGGCCTCGCCCCGCATGAAATCGCCACCCGCGCGCTCAGCACCAGCGACCTGGCGGACATCACCAGCAGCGTGATGAACCGCACCCTGGCCATGGGCTACGAGTCCTCGCCCCGCACCTTCGTGGGTGTGTTTCGCCAGGGCACGGCGTCCGATTTCCGGGCAATCAACCGCGTCCGTTTGAGCGGTGCGCCGGCGCTTGAGGAAGTCAAGGAAGGCGGTGAGTTCAAGTACGGCAAGGTGACCGACGAGAAGGAAAGCTACTCGCTGGCAACCTACGGCAAAATCCTGTCGTTCACTCGCCAGACCATCATCAACGACGACATGGACGCACTGAGCCGTATCCCGATGATGTTCGGGCGGGCTGCAGCCGATCTGGAAAGCGACATCGTGTGGGCGATCATCACCGCCAACGCAGCGCTGCAGGACGGTGTGGCGCTGTTCCACGCGACGCACGCCAACCTGGGTTCGGCCGCGGCGATCAGCACCACCTCTGTGTCCCTCGCGCGCGCTGCGATGCGCAAGCAGACCGGCATGGAAGGGCGGCTGCTCAACATCATGCCAAAGTTCCTGATCGCGGGTGCCGACAAGGAAACCGAGGTCGACCAGTTGCTGTCCGTGATCTTCGCGGCGACCACTGCCACGTCGACGCCCTCACAGCTGCGCACGCTGACCCCGGTCATCGAACCGCGCTTGACGGGCAACCAGTGGTATGTCGCCGCCGATGTGCAGCAGGTAGACACCGTCGAGTACAGCTATCTGCAGGGCAACCAGGGCGTTTATATCGAGACCAAACAAGGCTTCGATATTGACGGTATCGCCGTCAAGGCCCGCCACGACTTCGCCGCGAAAGCGATCGACTTCCGTGGCTTGTACAAGAACCCGGGCGCGTAATCGCAGCGGTTTGAATCGAGGCCCCTTCGGGGGCCTTTTTTGTTTTCGGTTTTTCTACTACGGAGGGCATGCTCATGGCTGCCAACTATATCGGGGGTGGTAACACCATCCAGTACGCAAACACTGGCACCGCAAAAACGAGTGGCCAGGTTCTTGTTGTCGGGCAATTGGTCACTATCTGTGAAACGGATATCGCAGCGACTACCGGCGTCGGCACGGTCTTTATCGAGGGCGAGTTCGAAGTGCCTGCCAACTCTGCCGCAACCTGGGCAGTGGGTGCAAAGCTGGTGTGGGATGTTTCCGCGACCGAGTTCGTTGCATCGAATACGCCGGCCACAGGCGACAACACCGGTGGTGTCGTTGCTACCACGGCGAAACTGGCCAGCGCAACGACTGCGCGCGTCAAGCTGCTGCCAGGCAGTGGCGTTACAACCTGATCGCGATGTTCGATGACCTGGCGCAATCCGTTGCCAGCACGCTCTCGGGCGTGTTCGGCAACGATGTGGTTTTTACCCACGGGCAAGAACCGCCCCGGCAGATCCGTGCCGTGGTGCGCAAGGACGTTGAATTGATGGATGACCAGGGCCAAGTGGTGAGCCGTACCAACACGGTGCGGATTGCCCACAAGGATACAGATGTGGTGCCCGTTCGGGGCGATCGCATCGAAAGCAATTACCTGCTGTACACCCTCGGCAGGCGACTGGCAGACGACGGCTACGCCTATGTGTTCGAGGCGACGCTGTGAAGCTGTCATTCAAATTCGAAAACCTCGAACAACTGCGCCAGGTCTATGACCCCGCCGTTGTCGAGAAGGCCGCACACGCGACGGTGAAGCAGCTGCAGGCGAAGGCCGCCACAGAGATCAGCAAGACGGTGCGGCAGCGGTACAACGTAAGCGCTGCGGCGATCAAATCCGTCATGAAGCCCCGCCTGCGAGTGAGCGCGGGCGTGCCAACAGGGTTCCTGATCTACCTGAGCAAGCGGATCTCGCTGCGGCATTACGCGACGGGAGCCCGCCCAAAGATCAAGACCCGGCGTGGCATTCGCTACGGCGCCAGGGTGAAAGAGTACAAGAACGAGCGGGCGCAGATTGTGCCTGGCGCGTTCTTCGGCACCGCAAAAAACAGCGGCAGCGGGCAGATATTCCAGCGGCTCGGGCCCTCACGACTCAAGATCAAAAAACTGACCGGCCCTGCCATCGCGCAAATGGTCGGGGGTGAGGCGCCCATCAAGGCACTGAATGACCTGGTGCAGCGCGAGGGCGACGAGAAGTTCGCGCACAACCTCGATCACTTCCTGAAAAAGCAAACCGGCATCCGATGATCGCTGAATTTATCGACTACCTGCAACACGCGGGGGTGACCCCGCGCGTGCTGTTTGCGTTCACCACGGACCCGATCGAGGACTACACCGAGGAACTGCCGGTCATCATGGTTTACCCACAGGGGTACTCCGCGCAGCCGAGCGAGATCGACAACCTGGTCGTGCAGGCGGTGGACATGGAAATCGTCTGCCTGCTGGGCTGCAAGATCGCGGACTACGAAACGCTGCTGGCTGAAATGCAGGCCGCGGTTATCGGCTGGACCTACGAACACTACGACGCTTTCGAGCTGGTCGGCGGATCCATTGAAGGCATCAACAGCGGGTACATCTGGTGGCGGGAAATCTACACCACCCGCGTCCAATTCAGGCAATCACGTTAACCAGGAGGCAGATATGTCGCGCGAAGGCGGGAGTTATCTCATTGACAAAAACGGCAAGAAGACACTGGTAGAGCGCACCTTGCCTGCCGGTTCCACGCCGCCCGAACCCAAAGCGGCGGCAGTCGCCACCGAAAAAGCGAAAGAGGTGAGCAGCAATGAAAACGAGAAGTAAGTACCTCCTGGCAAAAATGGAGACGACCTACGGCACAGATCCCACGCCGGCCGCCGCGAACGCCATTATCACCGGCAACCTGGCGCGTGATATCTACGCGGGCAACACGGTCACGCGTGAGAACGATCGCACTGCCCTGGGCGCGCGCGAGGTCATCAATACCGCGCCCATGGTCAACCAGTCATTCACCGTGGAGATGATGGGTTCTGGCACGCTGGGTACTCCGCCCAACTACGGCCCGATCCTGCGCGCCTGCGGATTTGATGAAACCATCACCGCGTCCACGAAGGTGGAATACCTGCCGGTATCATCGGCGTACGAGTCGATCACGACCTACTACGACCGTGGCGGCGAGCGGCAGATTTCCAAGGGCATGCGCGGCACCGGTGGGTTGTCATTTGCGGCAGGGGCTATCCCGCGCTTCAATTTTGCGCTGACGGGTTTTTACCAGAAGCCGGCCATCGCCACGATGGTGACGCCCGCGCCCACGCCGAACATCAAGCCGCGCCCGGTGAACAAGGCCAACACGCCCACCTGCACCATAGGCGCCTATGCCTTGAAGCTGCAGTCGCTGGATATCGACTTCGGCAACCAGGTTCCTTACATGAACATGGTGAACTACGAGGAGGTGCTGATCACCGACCGCCTTATGAGCGGGACGCTGGTGTGCCTGGCGCCCCTGGTCAGCGACAAGGATATGTTCGCCCTGGCTGAGAGCCATTCCAGCATCACGACCAGCGCGTTCCAGTTGATCCACGGTGCGACGCCGAACATTGTCCAGCTAGATGCCCCGGCCATGCAGGTCACAGGCATTGCCGAGACGGACATCAACGGCGAGCAGGGTTACACCCTCACGTTTGTGCTGCTCCCCAGTACAACCGACGACGAGTTGATGATCACGCTCAAGTAACGAATTCAGCCCGCCCGCTTTACGTTTCCATTGCCTGGCGACTCGGAGAAATCCGGGGGCGGGCGGGCTGATCTTTTCAATCAGGCAATGACACATAAGGCAATCAACCATGGCAATTTTGAAAGGCGTTAAAGACCGCATCGACGTGAAGGTCACGGCGGTTGTGGAGACCGACAATGGCAAGGACATCAACGTCCCATTCGTCGTCACGTACAAAAAGTGCACCGTGCCCGAGACGGTGGAAATCGAAGAAAAGCTGAAACACCAATTCGACGACGCGGGCAATATCACGGTCGAGCCGATGAGCGATATCGACCTGGTGAAAATGCTCGTGCTCGGCTGGTCACAGGTTCCGACCCAGACGGGTGAGGAATTTGAATTCAACGACGAGAACCTGGACGAGATGCTGCAGACGAGGGAATACCTGGTTGCGCTGGTTACCGGCGCGAAACAGGTGCTCTGGGGCAAGGAGGCAGCTCTCGCAAAAAACTCATCGAGGCCGGGGCTGCGTGGGCGTTAGAGCTTCGGTCTGCACCTAAGCCATCACCTGAGCCCGATAGTGATGGCAGCGAGAACATCTTGCTCAGTGATGACCAGGCACCCCAGCAGGAAACTGAAGCTGAGGAGGCGGTCTTTTTTGTGCACCCGTCTGGCTGGAAGGCGTACCAGATTTTTGCATCGCTGATCACGCAGTGGCGGATCATCTCCACCACTAACGGCGCACTGCTTTACCAGGGCATTGACTATGCCGCCGCCTGGGCGGCAATCAAAGCGCACAAGCCGAAGCATCCAAACCGCATTTTCCGGCAAATCCAATACCTCGAAAAAGGCGCTGTGAGCAAGATCAATGGCTGAGAAAACCTATCAAACGACACTGCTGATCCGGGGCGACTCGAAAGACGCTGTGCGATCCGTGCAGCTGACGCGCGAGGAACTGGAAAAGCTGACTGGCACGCAGCGCAAAAACGCCGAGGAAACCACCAGGCTCAGCGGTGCCTATGAACGACTGGGCAAGGTTGGTGCTGCCGTTGGTGTAGGCCTTGCGGCGGCCGTTGCCGCCGGCGCCACTGTCATGCGCAAGGTCGTGCAGGAAACCTCAGAATCTGAACGCGTGATGGCGCAGCTTAACGCCACCCTGAAATCCACTGGGGGCGTGTCTGGCAAAACCGCAGAGGATCTCGCCCGCACCGCCTCCTCCCTTCAGAAGCTCACCACGTACAGCGACGAGGCGATCATCTCCGCCCAGTCGCTATTGGCGACCTTCAAGAACATCAACAAAGACGGCGCAATATTCGACCGTACCACCCGCGCTGTGCTCGATTTGTCCACGGCAATGGGCACTGACCTCAAATCCTCCGCTGTGCAGATAGGCAAGGCGCTGGAAAACCCCATCAAAGGCATCTCCGCCCTCACCCGTTCTGGCGTCTCGTTTTCAGAATCGCAAAAAGAGATGATCAAATCCCTGGCGGAAACCGGCCGGCTGGCTGAAGCGCAGACGATGATCCTGAAAGAGCTGGAGGTTCAGTTCGGTGGATCCGCAGAGGCCGCGCGCGGCACGCTGGGCGGCGCACTCGATGCCCTGGCTATTTCCTGGGGCGATCTGTTCGAAGTGCAGCAAACCGCCTCGGCCGGAATGACTGACTCAATCAACGATCTGAATGCCACCATATCGGACCCTTCGTTCAAGTCGGCGATCGATACCGTGGTCGGCGGCCTGATCGATGTGGTGAATTGGGCAACCAAGGGCGCCGCGGCCCTGGTGTGGTTGTTCCAGACGATGGCCGGCACTCAGAATCAGGGACTGGTTGACCTGTCAGACAGGATCGACGAGGTAACCAAATCGCTTGCCAGCATGGAAAAGCAGGGGCGGGGCGGCTCGCTGGCTGCGCAAAAAAATCGCGCTTCGCTGATAGAACTGCAAAAGCAGTACGACGAATTGGAAGCGTCGATCATCGCGGCCAGCAAGCCGGTAGAAAAACTCTCCCCGATCATGGTCACTGCTGAGCAGCGCACCACGAAGCTGTCAGTTGCTACGCAATCCCTCGCCAAATCCTGCGACAGCGTGAAAACGTCTGTTGCCGACCTGTCGCCCATTATCGTCACGGCCACGCGCAAAACAACCGACTTCGGCAAAACTTCGGAGGAGGTGGCATCTACCACTTCCGGCGTTTGGGAAGATGTCCGCTCTACGCTCAGCGGCATGTTTTTTGAGATGGCCGCAGATGGCCAGAACGCGTTTGACGTGTTGGTCAACGGCTTCAAGGGCATGATTGCCAAGATGCTCGCCGAGGCAGCGGCAAATCGCATACTGCTCGCGGTGGGTGTGGGTGCCAGTGGCAGCGCAGCAGCAGGCACAGCAGGCGCTGCCTCCAGTGTCGGGGGTGGCTCTATCCTCTCCGGGCTGTCCTCGCTCGGGGGTGGCATCGTTGCAGGCGGCCAGGGTTTGTATGAGGGTATCGGCAACATCCTGAGCAACAACGGGATGACCGGCCTTGGCGACATGGCTTACACGAAAGGACTGAACACGACAGGGCTCAGTATCGGTCTTGATGTTGGCGGCGGATTGGTCGGCGGATACCTCGGGAACAAAGTGTTCGGGGAGACGTCTGGTATCGGCGCCGCAGCGGGTGGTATTGCTGGCAGCATCCTGATCCCTATCCCCGGCGTCGGGGCTGCTGTTGGTAGCTTCCTCGGCTCCGGCGTGGAATCATTATTTGGCGGCAAGAACAACGGCAAAAACGCGGGATACACAAACTTCAACCTGGGCACCGGCGCGAACAATGCCGCAGGTATCGGGAAAAGCTTCGACCAGGCGAACGTGGACAGCGCGAGCGGGCTTGCCGGGGCGCTGCAGCAATTCGCTGCGGCTATCGGTGGCTCAAGTCTGGCGGGCACTATCAACGTCGGCAAGGGGAAGATCAACTACGCCGGCAAGTCGTATTCCAGCGCTGATTCATTTTTGGCAGACGCCTACAATGATGTGATAAGGGGCGCGGACAATCTCGCCGAATCCCTGAAACCGCTGATCACCTCGCTGGACGGTACTGCCGACGAGATGGCCCGGTTCGCGCAGGCGATTGTGTCCATTGATGCCATGGCCAAAACCAACACTGTCAGCAACGCGGTAACTGAATTCGGCAAGGCGCAGCTCTCGGCGATGGATGCCTACAAGCTGCACACCGACGCGCTGCAGGAACAGATCAGGGCTTTTGATGGGTCGCTGTCTGCAGCGGAAAGCCTGAATGCCGTGCTCTACGAGAACAAGACCGCCGCCTACCAGTTCGCCATGAGCATCCAGTCGATCGGTCGCTCGATCAGCGACTCCGCGCTTGGTCAGGCGCAGTCAATCCGCGAATCTGTGCTCACGCCGCAGCAATTGCTGGATCGCAGATACGATCAACGCGACAGCCTGGCCGCATCCCTGCTGACCGAGAAGGACCCCGAGCGCGCTGCCGCCACCGCCCAGCGCTTGCTTGAGGTCAACCGGCAGATATTTGACAGCATCACCGACGACCAGCAGTTACTGTTTGCTGAAAACTTCGCCAAGGTCGCGGAAGACACCAACAACGTGGCGCAGTACATCCTGGATCAGTCGCTGAAAGGGCTGCAAACCACGCAGGACGAGATCAACAAGCAGGTGGCCGACATGCTCAACAGTGCCGCATCCAAGCAGCAGCAGGCGGCAGACACGCAATTGCAGGCGGCGAATACGATGCTTGAGGCCAGCTACCGATACATCAAGGGTAATCAGGTGGCCGTATGAGCACAGTGACCTTCATCAGCGGCTACAACCTCTCGCGCGCCACCACGTTCAGGCACCAGCCGAGCACTGCGGTGGACGTGATGAGCGACGGCACGCCGCGTGTTCGGACATTGACCACCGGGAAGTTCGTGACAATCTCCTGCCTTTTCGAGTACCTGACGCTTACCGAAAAAACCATCCTCGAAATCTGGCTACTGGCGAACATCGGCAACACCATCGAGTGGACGATTGACCTGATCCCCTACAGCGGCGTGATCGTCGGCGCGCACAGCACGAGCATGACCGGGCCGCTGTTTAATATCTCCTTCGACTACTACGCCCAAGTCGCATGAGCCTGACTACTACGCAGTGGACGAACGCCCGGGAAGTATCGACGCGCCCGATCCGGTTGATTCGGTGGGAGCACGCCGGGTACTTGGAGCGCATATCTGAATCCGGCGATATCGAATTCAATGGCGAGTTGTTCAATGCCGGGGGCGTCAACTCGATATCGGTGGACGATGGACGCCGGGCAAGTATCACAGTAAACGCCTCACAGGCCCGCATTGCCGATAGCATCAACGGCAGGTGGCGCCATGGCAAAATCTGCCAAATCTACTGCGTGCCGGGACTTCCCGAGGACACCGGGGTTTACACGCTGGAGGAGGGCATTCTGGTGCTCGACGGCATTATCGACGGCAGTGAATACTCCGGTGACCGCGTGAGCGTGCGCGTCGTGCATAAGCGACTTAACGGCAACCTCACGCCCCGCCAAACATTTAACGCCTACTCTGCCCTGATCCCTGCGCCCAGCTCGCTGGTGACGTGGGAGGGCGAAACCTTCCTGCTGAAATCCCGACGATGACCACTACCGGAAGCCTGCGCGGCCTGCTCACCGCCCGCGATGTAAATTCATTTCGCCCCGCCACCAATACCCTCGGCACTGACTCGTCCGCAGCGGGGGCGCCGATCCCGATTGCATTCGGCAATGTGTCCGTGCCGGGGATTATTTCGCTGTCGGGCGTGGACGCTGGCGGCGATGGTATTTTCCGGGTTTTCTGGTGCCACGGCGAGATTTACCAAATCGACTCCGTGTTCATCAACGATGCGCCGCTGCCTGCTACGGTCGAGGTCCGGCACTATCGCGGCACAATCCACCAGGGCATCGACGACCTGGTTGAATCCATCACCTCGCTGCCCAGCTACTTCGAAACGATGGTCAAGGACAACCCCGCAGGTTTATCCGCTGTCGCCTACTCTGTTTTCCGAATCCCTTCCGGCGCAATCTCTGGCGCGCCCCGGTTTCAGGCCATCATCCGCGGCAGTGTGGTTTATGATGCGCGTAAAAGTCTGGTGTCGGATTTCATCTTCGACGACGTTCAGGGTTACAACCTCGACTTCACGCAGGCCACCGTGGGGACTCCCACCACTGGCGTGGATCTTTCGGCCAACGCTCACACCGTTACATGGTCAGGTGGTGCCCAAATAGTGACGGGGCCGGTTGCATCTTTTGATGGTAACGGCGACTACCTCACATTGCAGGACACCACAGCGGCAGATTTCGGAACCGGGAAATGGACGCTGGAGTTAACCCTTTTCACTACTGACAGCGTAGGAACGCACTATTTATTTTCCAAGGGTGACACGGCCAGTGACCGCGCAATTGTTCTGGCGCAGGTGAACGATGACCTTTACGTGTTCCTGTCTTCAACCGGCACAACGTGGGATATCGCATCGACAGTGCTCGTCGCGTCAAATGTGATGAACGGGCTGCCGTGCGTACACATCACCATCGAATACACCGAGCGCGAGTACCATTTCTATATCGATGGATTCCACTCTCACGTTATACAAGACGACTCCCCGCTGTTTGCCACCACGCGCCCGGTCAGGCTCGGCTTGTATGACGGAGCAACTGCGACCGACGGATTTAATGGGCAAATGTGGGGGTGTCGTTTTACCAAGGGCGTGAACAGGTACGGCGGCGTCCATGGGTCGATTGTCGCGACTCCCGGCCTTGTTTACCAAGATGCCGAAAACATCAGGCCCGGCTATGTGTACTCGGCAACGCCCGCGCTCGCACTGGGGGAGCTGGCGCGCAATCCGCACTATGGGCTCGGCGTAACGAGCGTCTACAACGAACTGGAGGCCATCGAATTCAACGAGGAGCTACTACCATCGGCGGTCGCGCGCGCGGAGTTCGGCCTTGTGCTGTCGTCCGTGCGCGGCACCGAGGACTGGATGGACCTGGTCGCTACCTATGCGGAGTGCTTCTGGTACTTTTTGGACGACGGCATCTACATCAAGCCCGACAGACTGATCACAGCAGAGCGCCCGGCAGGGTGGGAGATGGGCGAAAACGGCGAGCTGCTGGAGGATGCCAGTGCGTGGACTGTCGGCGCAGGGTGGACCTACTTTGGTGGCGGGTTAAACTTGTTTTCAGCCGCAGCCGGTAGTGCCAGCTCTATATCGCAATCACTGGTCAAGCCATTTGAGGCAGGCGTTACCTATTGCGCGATAATGAGCGTGGGCTTGCGCACTGCCGGGACTGTCGGGCTGACCCTGTCAGGCATCACGCTGATTGCCCCGGTTTCCGCATCAGGCCGCTATGCTTATGAGTTTATCGCCACAGGAGGAGAGGACGGCTTAACGCTCTCGTGCAACAAGGACAGCGCATTTGTCGGCCTGATCGGCGAAATTATCATCAGGCGGAAATACTGGCCCGAAACCAGCATCGTGCGCGGATCGCTGAGTATCTCTGGCCAGCCAAACAGCGACAGCCCCACCAGCGTGCAAGTGCAGTACACGACGCCCAGCACCACGAGCGCGAACTGGCTGGACGCAGTGACCACGGCGCAGATGCCGGGGGTGGATGTCGGCGACATTCCGATCCTGGAAACAAACATCGAATTTCGCGGCGTGCAGCGCGCGGAGGAGGCCGAGAACAAGGCGCTATCCCGACTGCTCCGCTTGCAGAACATGGTAGCCGTGTCGTGGGTGAGCACGGATATCGGCATTGCATTCCGGCGCGGCTATGTGGTGGAAGTGGTAGACCCCGAAACCGCGACAACCGTTATGGTGATGGTCGATTCAGTCACTGCCACGCAGGACGCGGGCAGGTATCGCGTCACCGGGATGCGCTACGACCCGCTGCATTACCCCTCGGAGACTGTTCTACCCGCCGCGACTATCCCGGTCGGCGCGATCACGATCAGCAGGGACGGTGTTGTGCCCTCCGGCTGGTCGCTGTTTTCCACCGCTGATGGGAAGTGGATCAAGGGCGCGGGCGCCACGATCACCGCAGAAACTACGGGGGGCGCGTCTACCCTTTCGGCGCTGTCAGGCAACACCACGACCGCAGGCGAACACGGCGAAGGAGAACTCCCGACCTACATCAACGGCTACCTGACCGGGGGCGGCAGCGGGTCAGGCCAGCTCTACACGTCCGTGGATGAGGACGCAGGCGGGCACCTTCACACCTACAACACCGGCACCATAACCCCGGAACCGTACAGCATCGAGAACGTGCTGGTGCAGAAGATCACGAGCACGACCACCACCATGCCCGGCAACCTGCTGGCATTCGGCAAGGTGGGGCTGACTGCGCGCAACACGACACGATGGTTGTATGCTGCAGGGCGGTTGTTGAAAGCGGCAGCGGCAGCGGCGATATCCGGCACCAAAGAGCAGGCGCTGACACTCACCAGCGGATCCACAGACGATACGCACGAGCACTACACCCGCAGCGCCACGGTTGTCGGCACAGCGTCCGGCGAAAGCACGCAGACCTACGCCTACACAGACGGCGGCGGCGCGCACACGCACGCGGCGACTATCGGCCTTGTCCAGAACATCCAGCGCTACCGGCTATCATTGTATGGCGCCACTGACGATTACGGCTTAGAGCAGGGTCATATGCTGATGTGGCCGGATGACCCGCTGCCGGCCGACTGGACGCTGTGCAACGGGTTATTGGGTACGCCTGACCTTGAGGACTACTTCATCGAGCTGGCCCCAATGGGCGAGGAAGACACCACAGCAGGCGATAACACGCTGGAGATTTTCGGATATACCAATTACTCGGCCAAGCACGAGCACCAGGGCAGTGCTGAAACCGTAGTATCCCCGATCTACGCCATGCACACCAATGAGGTCAGGCACCGGCACGTTATCTACTCCACCGGCCACGCGTGGGAGCCTGAGTGGTACGCGCTGAGCATGATCATGTACAACCCCAATCCCGTTCCCGGCTACCGTGACGCGCTCCTGTTGATTTCCGGCGGCGAGGTAGACGGCAGCACCACGCTGGTGGACGATTCCACGCACGCGCGATCTGCAACCGTCACAGGCGGCACCGGTACGCTGCAGTACGATGATGCGCAGTTGTTATTCGGCCTGACCACGGTCAACACCAACGCGCACAAAATCTACTACTCGACACTGAGCCTCCCGCAGAAATTCACGGTTGAGGGATTTTTCAGGCTGAACACGGTGGCCGGTGGCAATATGCACTTCCTGTCCAACCTTGGATCAGGAGTTGGAAATTTTACCGTGCGCTTTTTAGACTCGACCAACGCGGTGGATTTTATCGTTGACGGAGTGCTGAGAAAAACCGGCATTACTGTTGCGGCCAATGAGTGGTTTTATATCTCCGTCAGCTACGATTACGCCAACTGGTATTTCCATTCGGGGCTTGTATCAACGGGAATAGCAACGCTCGCAGGCGGCAGTGCGTTTGCGCAGGCGAGCAACAACATGGATGCAGGGCTCTACGTCGGCGGCACGACGAGCGGCGGCACCATGCGCGGATTCTTCAGCCAGGTGCGCGTGACCGGCGGCGTGGCGATGAATACAAACAGCGCCATAGTGATCCCGCGGGCGCCCTTTGCCACCGCCTGACTATGATGCGGAGTTCCTGGACGCCGTGCAGCGGATTGCCCTGGCGCTGGAGTGCATCAATCGGCATTTTTATCGGATTCGCGAGATGATGCTGGAGGCTCGGGGGGAGGCGACGGACGAGGAGGGGTGAGCGTATATTCCTGCACTGTGGCCACAAATTCGGAATGGTCCTGGTTCCAGTCCTCGACCGTTATCTGTATCAAGTTTGCCTCTCGTGGAGCCATAAGTAGATTTATTCGTGTGACGTTGTGGGCAGGAATGCCGAGGCCATTTAGTAGCGCCAACGCAAGTTTGTTGCTCATACATCGCGCTCCGTCCGCAGCTCCACCGATATCCCGCATTTGCAGTTCGGGCAGTCAAGCCGGAAGCTGTGAATCGTTTCCGTTTTAGTTGTCTGCGGAGAGTGTGGGTATGGTGCTGCCCTGATCACATTCATGTCTAGGTTGCTTAAAAAGTCCACTCTCGCACCGCCAGAAGGCTCCTCGCCGTAAACAGTCTCCGTTTTTGCCAGTGTTACCTTGTCCTTTTCCATCGCCTGAGTCTCCCGCGTGCCATGGGATTCCTGGTGCCAGCTGAGAAACTGAACAATGCCGTCCTTCATTGACGCCGTGACGGTGCTGGCGTGAACCATTTCCCCGTCATCATGCTGCGCTGTGATCAGCGGCAGCCCATCGACCATCTCCACACGAAGCTGCCACCCTTCCCCACAATCCAATTGAGCACGTTCCATAACTCCTCCTTACAATAACTTTCGAAGCCGCTCGGGAGCAGCGGTAATCAGCGCGCATTTTAAGTCATCCACTGCGAATCGAAACCCTACGGCGGCCGCTAGCAAGCTGCCCGCTGTGGTACGCACGATATCGTCATCGCTCATCTCGAGGATCTCCTGACGGAAAGGCCCTTCAGTCTCAGCGAGCAAACAGCGGCGGATCTCGTCAATCTCTCTTTTATTCACGCCGGCGGGACCTCATCATCAAACGGGAAGAACCCCGGCGGCACTCTCCTGTCATGCAGCGGAATTAAATGCGTGCATGACCAATCGGTTTCGCCAGGCAGGATGCGGGGGAAAAACAAGTCCTTTGGTTGTCGCGGCGCCGGCTTTGCGAGCCATCTATAGCACTGCGCGCGCAACTGGCACGACACACTAGAGCACATCGTAAAATCTGGCATAACTCCCCCCTATTCCTATTTGAATGCTGACTCATGAAGCGAGCATTCAGGGTAGCGCTGATTCATCGCCGGCTAGCACACCATATTGAGGACATCCTCACAATGGTTTAATCGGCGTTCGCTACTCCTCCCCGCTAGCGGCGGGCTTATCGCTCACAACTGCCGCACCCTTCTTGCCGATCTGCAAGCATAGCCTGGACTCAAAATCGCCGTA